TAGCGCTAAGTGCTCTGCGTATATAATTACCAAGTTTTACACCTATAGTCTCATTTATTTCAATAGTACCATTACTAAGACCTTCACTAGCAAGTGTCATTACTTCTTCCATAGTATCAGCTTCAGATACATCAGCATCTTCTACGTACTGATCTAATCTTTGTTGAAACTCTGGCTTTATATTTATGTTTTTATTAGTTCTTAGTTCATTGAGTAAAGACTGACCTAGAGCTATAGCCGCGTCAGGTTTATTTTTAACAGTTTCATAAACCACTGCATGACCTGTTTCGTGTTCTCCAACTGCAAATTGATTGTCCTCGGTGGCTGTTTCTTTGTTAAGTATAATAATACTTCTATCTCCAGGTAAAGTTACAAACGTACCGTAATTATCAGAGTTTTTAGTATCTATTTCTCCACCTTCTTCTTGCAACGTAGCAATAGCTGAGTCAACGTCTTCTTGCGTGTCAAAAGATTCAAATCCAACTCCTATTTGTTCTGCTATTTTTTTAGCACCTACATCTATTTTAGCTGCTTTATCTTTAGTTATTAAAGCACCAAGCTCCGTGTCTATTTCAGTAAGCCTAGAAGATTCTGCTTTTGTTAAACTAGTGTTATCAACTTGTTTTATAGTGTTTTTTAGGTTTTTTTGCTCAATCATTAAATCAACTATTGCTGGTTGATTTTCAATACTAACACCAAGAGGTTTTAATTGATTTGTAGCGCCTTGAACTTCTCTAGCTCTTAACTTAATGCCATCAGCTTGTTCTTGAGTTATATCACCTTTGCTTAAATCTACGTCAACTTCCGCGTCTATAACCTGCAAAGAGCCAGGTATTTGAGAGGCTTTTATTTCAAAACCTGTTGTTTTAAATTCAGGGTTAAAAGCTTGAGAAGCCTTGTCAAAATCAGTTTGTTTTAGTTCTTTATTTATTTTGTTGTTAGTTATACCTTGTTTTATCGCTGCTCTAGATTTTACTATATTTACAGGTGAAGAATAAAGACCACTACCTCCCACGCCTTGTATAAAAGCATCGTTAACACCTTCAAAAGTTGGTAAACCTTTTATCATGTTTTGTGTGATTTTTGTTCCTACTTCTTGAACACCGCCTTCAACCATAGCTACTGGAGCACCATATTTAACTAAAGCAGTTCGATACATATCTATTAACCCTTCTTTAAATATTTTATTACCAGCTTCAAGACCTTCTTTAGATATAATGTCTTTATATACTTTACCTAAAGTAGAGGTACCAACAGACTCCCAAATAGCTTCTGCAGCACCCATACCTAAGCCGTTAATTATGCTTAATAATTCTGATTGGCCAGGTTTAGATGTTAATTCTTCTGATATTTCTGGACCAGCAAAACCTACAGTTGATCCAGCAGCTAATTTACCAGTTGTAGTAACAGCGCCACCAGCCATCATACTTAAACTTACAGGCGCGCTTCTTGTTATTCCTTGAGCTAAAAGTTTAAAGCCATCACTGTAGTTACCTTTTTTAAAGTTTTCGTATATACCTTTTGAATCATAATTTTCATTATCATATATATCAACTACGTTTTGTAGTTTTTTTGCTTCTTCCTCGTAATAATCTAGTATGGGATTTGATAAACCTTCTTCTTCTTTAAAACTTTTAGAAGATGTTTCAAAATCTAAATATCCTTCAGCTTTCAAGGCTTCCATATAAGGTCTTAGCGCTATAGGGTAACTATCTGGATCTGCGGCTAAGTTTTGAGGTATAGAAGCTATATCGTATAATGTTTCTGGTATAGAAGCAGCCATTTTACCTAAATCAATAGAACCAAGTTCAAAAGATAAACCTAACCTATCTAGCCAATCCATTTCAGCAGCTTCTCTTTTCTTTTCTTGTTTATCTAAATAAGATTTCCACTCGTCTTTACTTACGTCTTTACCGTCTATATTGTATGTTATTTCAGGTTCTGGTGATACCGAAAAAGTATCTTCCAAACCAAATTCCGTAACGGGTTTTGGTGCTTGTTGAGGTCCCATTGACGGAGCAACTGCACCCGGTACACCGTCTTTTTTCTTTACTGCACCAAGATCTACTTCTTCAAGCTCTACAGTTTCAGAAACTTCAACTTCTTGCTCACCCCATTTATTAGCTTTTTTCCACTTTTTAACTAATCTAACTTTTTCTTCATTAGAAAGCGATGGATCTAAAGAATCTACGTATAGTTCTAATTCGTTCATTTAATTAAATTTATAGGTTATTAGCTTCGATAAACGCTTGTGCTTTAGCTTTTTTAGCTTCTTGTAAGTCAAAAATAGCAGCATCTTCTGGTATTGTAGGTAACTGATTTTTAGTAAACTGAAGTAAATAATTATTCATAAAGTAATCTTTATATTTTTTAGAAAACTCATCTTGCTTTTTTTGGTCTAATGGTAAATCTTCTGTATAAGACCAGTATTTACCTTCAGACAAGTAAACGTTCCAAGCAGCTATAGTTTCTTCTTCAGAAGCCATCGTAGCAGCTATCTCAGCCTCTATGAATGGAGTAGAAACTCTTTTTATTCTATCCATATCATATTTTAATATGTTTCTACCTTTACCGTCACCTATTTCTACTATTTCGTAATCAAATTTACCATCTGCAGTTTTAAGTACAAACTCTTCTTTTATTTTAGCGCCTGATTTTAACTCTCCGTTTTCATTAATATCTTCTAAAGAAAATATATTAACCCCAGTTAATAGTTTAACCATGTCTTTAGTAATATCTGGTGTCGATGCTACTATTGTAGTTCCGGATTCGTTTAAAGAATTTAATGAAGAGTTATTTATAACTAACGGTTTTTCAAACGCTGGACCAATGAAAACAATGTCTTGTGTACCGTCTTCTAATAAATGTAAAGCGATATCGTAGCCATCAGTTTTAGAAAAGCCTGGACGCTCTTTTAATATAGCGTTTACTACAGTATATTCAAAATTGTTGTTAGGATCAAAGTTTGGCTCTTCTGTTATTTCAACATTAGAAATAATCATAGACAAAAAATCTAAAGCAGCCTGAGGTGCTTGCTCTAGCTGTTTTACTTGATTTATTTCATACTCACAATAGTCAGATGTACAGTTGTTTGTTTCTATAGCTATTTTAAGCTTAGCATAGGCTTTACCTGTATCTCTAAAAGCTTTACCCAAAATATCAAAGTTAACATCAGATGATCTAGCTATATAGTCTTTATTAAAGCCCATAGCACTACTTTCTGCCATTTGCTTTATAGTAAGATTTGTAATTACATTTTTATTACTCATTTCTTATTTTTTAAAATAAATCATCAAAACCACCAGACAACCCAGCTTGAGCAACAGTTCCAAGCATACCGGTTATAGCTGATGTTTGATCTGCTTGCGCTTGAGCTTGAGACTGTGTAGCAGCACCTAACATAGCCGCTGTTCTATCTAACTCTTGCATTTCTCTTTGTTCTTTAGCTCCAAAAACAAATTGTTTTCCAGCGGCTTCTGCAGACTGCTCTCTAGCGCCTTCAGATATTAGTATGTTTTGCATACGTCTTTGCTCTGCAATTTTCATTTGCTCCATCTGCTGTTCACCCTGCGCTCTTAATTTCTCATTTTGAGCCTCTTGCTGTTCTATATTAGCAGAAACACCTTGTTTGCTTTTTAATGCTGCGTTAGCTAAAGCAGTTGCTCCACCAGCGCTAGCGCCAGTAGCTCTTAATGTATCAAGTGTAGCAGCTAAAGCTAAGTCGCTTTGCTCCATTTGTATCTCAGCGGATTTAGTCGCAACACCTAGATTAGCAAAAGGATTGCTTATTTGGCTAGATAAATCTTGAGCATAACCAGCTAAACTTTTAACGTCTTCAAAAGGGTTAATTATTTGCTGTCTGCTTTGTTCTAGAGCGTCAAGCTTTCTTTGAAGCCTTCTTTTTTCTCTGGCAGCTGCTCTAGCTTTTTTCTTAGCTGAGCTAGAACCAAAAAGACCACCGATTATACTTGCACCGGCTCCTATTACTGCTCCTATAGGCATAATTTTATGTTTTTATTATTAATATCCATTTGAAAATGTATAATCAGATGATACTGCAAAAATTTCTTTGTATCCACCTGGGTTTGTCACTGCGTCCGTAGACATTGTAATTGTTGTAAAAAATCCTTTTAATCCAGAAATATTACTACCAAATATTATCTCGCCTTGAGATGCTTGAGAGCTATTTACAATATTAGCGCAGTATTTATTTTCTTTTCTATCGAATCCAGCTCTGTATATTGGTTGAACAACTGCTGCTAAACCTGTGTTAGGCGGCGTTGCAGAATCGTAAGCGCCTTGAACATAACTGTATATACTATTTGACGTATCATATGCAAAACCAGGTTGACCTGGGAAAGTACCAGTATAACCAGGTATAAAACCAGTTGAATCTGAAACTATAGAATCAACTTTCCAACCGTTAGAACCTTCGTAGTTAACCGTGTTAAATATTTTTTCATTACTAACCTGTGGATTAAATACAAAAGTTATAGAAGAAGAAACAGGTCCTACTCCATAGAAGTCGTTATAATTAGCGTTAGAGTCATGATGTTTAAATATCTTACCGTTAAAAGCTGTATAGTAGTTATTTCTAACACTAAACACTTGATCAGGCTTATAGCTATAAAAACTAGTCCAACCTTTAGGTCCTTCGTCAAACGTTAAAGTTTTAAACTGCGTTGTATCGCTAGATTTTTTTAAAGATAAAACATATTCTTTAGAGTGTATATCCCAACCACCTTGTGCTTCACCTTTACCAAAAACTGGTGAATCAATTTGAGATATTTCATTTCTAAAAAATGCTTTCATACCGTAAGACGATATTTCACTAAGGCCATCAGCACCTAATCTCATCACTGTGTTTTTGTAAGAATCTACAAAATATTTATTATAACCATATACAGCAAAGCTTTCAGGATGCAACCCGATACCGTATTGACCACCAAAAGGCTGTATAGCACCTATAACTAAATTAGAAGATGTAACAGTTCCTCCGCCTTCAGCAGAGTATATTGCATCTTTGTCTATCAATGCTCTTGATACTTTACTTTCTTGAAATATTATAAGATTAGTATCTTCAGCGTAAAGTTTTTGTATAGAGCCGTTAGCAGGGTCAACACTTTTAGTTATATCATCAGCTACGCTAAATACATTAGTTTGGTTTATATCTGTTCTAGAATTAAATATACCTGAGTATATCATAGAGTTAAACCTAGTAGACTGTTTTGGGTTATCATCAACTATATAAGCTCTTACGCCGTAATCCGTAGAAGTGTTGTTATAGCCAGCTCTAATTCTGCTTTCTTCTATATACCAAACCTCATTAGCTGTAACTACTTGCTGCTGAAAACCGCCTAAAGGTTGAGGTATGCCAAAAGACCCGTTCCATACAACTCCACCTATAACACCAGTGTCAGTAGTTCTTTCTTGGTTTTTAAGCAGAAAACTATTAAAATATTTAACTTCTATTGTAGCTGCCATTTTTTTATTATCACTTAATTTTTTAATTAATTACTACGCGACTGTCGCTATTAAACTACCTAGCGACTGAGCTAAAGCGCCTGTTGGTAAAGAGGTTGTTGCTACCGTTATTGAAAAATTGTAAACACCGCTACTAAACAAAGTATTAGAAGACTCAATAATAGATGGCGCTGTTTGATTAAATAAAGGTTCGCTATAGTTTGTTGAACCTACAGATGCATTAAAACTAGTAGACCAAGCTGATGTATTAGATCCTTGGTGCTGTCCTCTTAGTTTTATGTTAAAATCTCCATTAGTAATTGTCACTGTACCTGTTTGAGTTATGGTTATATTTCCACCTCCAGGGTTATCAACGTTGTTTACATCTACTATTTGATCTCCGTTTGGACTCCAAACTATGGTAGCGGCTCTATTATATGTAACTGTAAAACTATATAAATCTTGAAGCCCACCAGCATCTGTTAATATAACGTCTATAGTGTAAGATCCATTAGGCGTCTCTAGTTGATTAGCTGTTACAACACCTGTTGAAGAGTCTATTGAAAATAATGCAGTGTTGACGTTTGGTCCAAAACTCCAAACTAAACCTTCTTGATTTAAACTAGAAGTATCACTTCCATTAACACCTGTAAAAGCGTTGTACACGGCTTGAGTTTTAAAAGTAATTAAAACAGCATCGTTACTAGGCTTGTTGCCAATTGCTGGAGCAACGTTGTTAACAGGTATGTCTAAATATGCCGTAAAAGGCGCGTCAGCATTAGTGTGGTTAAATAGTACTTCAAAAGTCAACGTATTTACGCCTTGTGTATAAACAAGCTCACTAGGGTCAATACTTAAATCTAATTTAAAATAACCTGTACCTAAAGAAGTTACTGCAAAAGCGTCTTTATAAGGGTTTCCTAAAAGATTATTAGTGTTAGAAGGCGATCCTTGCTCGTAAACACTTACTATAGTAGCTGTTGCGTCTGCGACTGGGGTTATTTGAGTACCATTTAACAACACTGCTCTAAAATTGCTTACAATAGGATTGTCATTTTGATCCGTTGCTTCTGTAATTATAGGTGTCCAGCCTTGAACTCTATCGTAAATTAAACCACCAGGGCCTTCAGCTATTGCTTGGTTAAGCTCACTAATCAACCCGCTAGTTGATGTCTCCCAATATATGTCAAGTAAAGACTCTTGAGCTTCTACTTCATATATATTTAAAGCGCCGCCACTATCAGGATATTCTGCTGGTATTTCAACGCCAGCTTGCTTTGTCGTGCTAATTCTAGCTATCAATGGATCTGACTCTTGGTTGTAAAAATAGTTTTTACCACCAGACCTATGAAAACTAATATTGTTACCGTTAGGTGATCCTTGGGGTGGGTTTGAAACACTCAATTTAAAAACACCAGACAAAGGCGGAGTTTGCGGTGTAACTATGTCTGTTATTATTGTGTCTTTATAGCCAAAATTAATACCTCTAATTTCATCTCCTTCTGATATTCCTAAAAATATTCCTTGTAATGCTGGACTTGGGCTAGCTCCTAAACTAAATGTTAAAGTATTTGTAGTATTTGATTCTACACCGCTAATGCCAAACGAACCTATAACGTTACCTGGTGCGTCTGGTAATTCAAACAAATCATCTAACGTACCAATAGCTGAAGCTATATCTCCAGTTCTTTCTGGAAAAAATTGAATAGCGTTATAAAAAGGAGAGTTTGTGTTTTCATCACCAGCAACTCTAGGCCATAATTTAACACTACTTCTAAACTGTTTTTGGGTTGGCCCTAGCTCTGACAAATCCCTAGGCACTTTGTTTATGTTATCGCCGAATAGCGATATATGAGATGTATCAAACTTTTCTTTATTGTTATCTGTAGGATAACCTTGCATTATAGGAGCAACGTAAGCGTTGTAATAATCTTGCTCTGTTTGTTTTACTACAATTTTAAACGTGTACCAACCAAGGGGATTGTAACTGCTTAAGTCTTTGTTACCTTCATACAAACCAGGACTATTAGGGTATGAAGAAGGTATAAAGTTGTTAAATGTAACTTTTAAAGAGTCACCATCAAAAAGCTCTGGATTCGTAGCTTGATCTTGTTTTGTTCTATATGAAGAATATATTGTCGACGCTAGGTAAGATGGTAATTGATTTAACTCCGACTCTGATAGTATGACTGTAGATTGTCTACCAAATCTATCAGACAGAACAATTCCTACTTCATAATTTCTATTTTGCTTTAAGTTAGCATTAGGATACTCTATTTTACTAGAACCTAAACCATTTATACCTGGGCCAAAGGAAGCTTTTTCTCTAGCCGATATATTATAATCTAAAAAGTTAGGTGGTGTATGCTTATCTTGATAGTTGCCATAAACAACCCTATTGCTTATTATTTCTTGAGACTGTGCTTTTACAGGAACTTTATCGTAAACTCTAGTATTTTCTTTTTCAGGTAAAGATTTGTAAGGAGATTTAGATCCATATTCGTATTGAAAATAATAATCATCTCCTGAAAAATTATCACTAAGAGGTAATGATTCAACGACTTTTATAGCTATTTCATCAGATTCTTTATATAATATTTCTAATTCTTCTACTTTTAAACTATTTGCTAACTCACCTGCTTTGTAAGGTAGTGGTATATTTAACAATATCTTGTTAACTTTATTTTCCATAAAGCTAACCTCAGTGCTTTGATAAGCTCTAGCAAAGTCGCTTATATTTTTATCAACATCCGTTGAAGCTTCATCGTCGCTAAAGCTGGCGTCTAAAAAATAACCATCTTGTTTAGGTATAAAGCACGCTTGAGTAAAGGGAGCTATTAACGAGTATTCTCCATCGTCAAACTTAAATCTATATGAAAATCTTACAAATTTATCTTCTAAGTAATCTACGTTGGCTGTAGCAGCGAAGTTTGAATCGTAGTAAGGGTTTGGTATCGCTAAAAGAACTTCGTCCGTATTAGTAACTCCGGAAGCTACGTCTGTAGTAATTAAAAATCCGCCATTAGCAGAGTCTTTGTTAAATACAGTTACTGTAGCAGGTGTAATGGAATAAGAGCCATCTAATTGTTTTATATAAACTCTAAATCCGGCTGCGCCAGAAACGTTACCTACTGGGTTAACATATCCACTATATTGTGATAAATTAAATTGAGTAGTAGACGGAGGAACGCCTGTGACTGTGCCTCGACCTTGAGGTGGTAAATACTCAGAAATAGCATCCTGCATAGATGACTCTGCCAAACAAAAAGTTATAGAAGCCCCATTAACAACGTTAACAGCTTGACTCAGCGTTATGTTCAGCGAATCTATAGCAATAACAAAAACATTTAAAGGTATACCAGTGCCTAAAACCCCTTGACCCTGATCTATGTTTGAGTTGCTAGCTACAGCTATGATATTAGTTGTAGAAGCCGCGGTTGTTGTTGTAGTAACCACAGCTGCGCCACTAATAGCGCTTGGCTGAAAAAGCTCTATAGCTTGATATGGGTAGTATTTAGCTACAGATATTTGATCTTCAGTAGTGTAATAACCCTCTTGCTTAGATATGTTTACTTTTCTAGGTTGATTTCTGTTGTCAGTAAAAAATAATAAATCTTCTAAAAGATTAATACCAGTTATTGGGTTTAATGTAGAAAAATTTAACCAATTACCTTGAACTATAATTTTAGCAGTAGTATTATTTAAATCTGTTTGCCAAGATATTATTGCGTTGTATGCTTGCTTGTTATAATTACTAACACTGTTATTTGTAACAAAAGCAAATATAGTGTTTGTAGAGTCTTGGTTTAATATACCTATAGTTTTTAATCCAGATTGACCTGTAACTGTGTTGTAATCTATGACTTCAGTATTACCTAATATTGTCTGCGCTGTACCTACATCTTCACCATCAGATTGATTTACGGTTATATTAACAGCGTCTCTGTATTCACCATTAGGTATAAGTCTGTCGTCAAGATCTTTATTCATCTTGGACTTAAGAAAACTATTTTTTACTTGAGCCATTTAATTTTAGTGTTTTAACCATTTAGATTTACCTCTCATAACTTGAACTATTTCAGTCAACTTTATGTTTGATAATCTAATCTTGGCATTTCTTAATTTAGAGCTTTTATCTTTTCTAAGTCTTTGAACTAAATACTCAGGTTGATTAGCTCTAGTAGATACTATGTAATGTAGTATAGAAGCGTATAAAGCTTCTTCTGCTAGTTTAGGCACTTTAGTGTCTTTGTCGTAGGCTAAGCCATCAGATACATATTCTAGCACAATTAACTTATCAGCTAAATCACTAGAAAAAGACATTTTACCTTCTCTTTCATCTATAGTAAAGTAGCCGTTTACATTTGAATATTGAGGATCAGCACCATAGAATTGTCCCATATTCCAATTGCCATTGTAACCGTAAGCGTTGCTAAAATACGCCCAGTCGTTTAAATCAAAGTTATTGTTTAGGATATTAGTGTTCATACTGTCAAAACGCTCTTTAGTTATAGAAGTACCTTCTATATTTTCTCCAAAGTTATCTTGAGTTGGAACTCCTTTGTTGTCTTGAACAGGTGTATTGTAGGGTATAGTAGTTAAATTGTTTGTTGGAAATATAGGTCTTTTTACTCCGTAAGTATCAATCCAAGAAACATTAACATAGTTTACATAGTCTTGAGGAAGTATAATATTTAAACTAGCTGGTATTGTTAATTCTTGAGAGTGTATGCTTTTTAATGTATCATAACTAAACTCTTGTAAGGTTCTTTTAGCAAAAAACAATACATCTGACTTTTTAGCTGTTTGAATTAGTTTTCCATCACCAACATAACCTACCATAAAGTTATCTATAGCGTCGTTAAGTGTTATATATTGATATCCTCCGTAGTTGTCTTCTACTGTATCACCAATAGCTTCTTCAGCAGGCGTGCTAGCGTAGTTTCCTCCGTCTAGCTTTTTAAGCTGTACAACTAAAAATATATTAGCGCCTAAAGCACCTGTTACAGTTATAATATTATTTTTTACTGTATAAGCAGATTCATATTCACTCCAAGATCCAGGCAACCCGGTTGTACTTGTATATATCTTAAAGTTGTTTAAAGTGTAATTTATATCATTAGGATCGTAAGATCCAAAAACTAAATCAGTATCAAAAGTAGTTTGAAAAGTTTGATTATCAAAAGGAGCTACTCCAGTTCCTCTAAAGCCTTGAGCGCCTTGATAATATTGTTGATTTGTTTCTGTAACTAAACTCATTTAATTAAGATTTTTCGTTTATTTCTACGCTTTGAGACTCTTGCTCTGCAACTTGTATTATAGTTGGATTATTTATAATAATTCCAAAATATTTTAACATACTTATTATTATGTTTGTTTGCTCTGAAATATCTAACTCAAAATTTATAGAGTTGTTAGGGTCATACACGTATTGACCTAGAGAGCCAACAGTGAAAGCCCAGTTAGGTGAAACGGGATTTGTTAATCCGTTTACGCTTAAGCTGCTTGGTGTTGGAGATATTTTTAATAAAAGCTGTTGCTCTGAAGATGGCGCTATAACAGCGTTAGTTGTGTAGTATATAGGATATTGCTTTGTAGGTGCAGTTAGTTTTGATCTAGATATTTTATTAAAATCACTTTTACTAACCAATTGACTTATAGACTCATATCTTGGCTGGTCATCATATATAGAAATAACTTCACCAATTTTGTAAAGAGTAGGTGGAGCTGTTTGTATAAAACCATCATTATTAGAGTTATATGTGAATGTTATCTCTTTTTCAAAAGGATAAAGTTTATAAGCTATGTCTTTTTGTATGTTAAAAAACTCAGTATCGTTTTGAGAGTTGCTTTGAGTTTTTCTATTTTGTTGATTTCCATCCGGAAAGTAAGAATTAAATATTTCTTTTTGAACTTGGTCAGCAACACTATTAAACTCTTGGGGTGTAACATAACCTCTTTGTTCTTTGTTTAATATATACAAGACTGTTTTATATACTGTGTCTACGCTTACTGCCATTTTTATATTTTTATTATAATATAGTGGAGACTACTTTCGTAGTCCCCATCATATTAGTATCACTTGTTTTTATAGTTTTTTCTCGATAGATCTAAAAACTTCAACGCCTTCATCTGTTTTTAAGAAAGCAGCAAAAGCTGAGTATGGGTTTTCATCAAACGGAACGTTCATTAATTTTCTACCATTTGAAGCCCACGTGAAAGTTCTTTGATCACCTGAAAGATTTATTATCTTAGCTTCTGTAGCTCTAATAGCTATATTTCTAAGCTGCACATTATCATCATTAGCCAATGCAACAAATGTTTGCGGGTTGTTTTTAGCAAACAACAATAAATCTCTTTTTAATTCTTTTGAACTCATGTTAGAAACTTTAGATCCTAGCTCTACTCTTAGTATAGCTTCTGCTTGATCGATATCAATTTCTCTAGCTAAGTTCATAGCATCAATTTGTATTTCTAATACGTCTAATTCATCTTCAGCTATAGCAACAGAGCTATATTCATAGTATCTTTGATTTTTATAAGGGTGATACAAAGATAGTAATTTTTGAAGATTCTGTTTTTCTTTTGGAACGTAAAGCGCACCATCTTTAAACATTATGTGCCCAAGTGTTGATTCACCTTTTTGTTCACTTACAAAAACAGAGTTTTGATTAGTAGCGTATCTTAATTCTTTTTGAACACCTGTTTCTTTGTCAAACCATAATAATGGGTATTTAGAACTATGTCTACAAGGTATTGTATAAGTTAATGGTGATTTACCTTTTAGTATATAAGTTCTATCTTTTATTTCCCATTGAGGTTTTTGTGGTGTTGTATTTTCTTTTTTAGTTGCCTTGACAACAGTTTCTTGAGGTGCAACCTCAACAGTTTCTTCTGCTTTAGCTTTTTTAGCCATAATATAATAAAATTAAATAGTTAATAAGGGTAATAGTTACCCCTGAAATTACATCAGGGGTAAACATTACCTGTGTTATTAGGCAGTAAACAATACAAAGTTGTTTGCTCCTTGCACAACTAAACATCTTTCAGAAAGGAAGTGTACTTCCATTGCATCAAGATCTGAAGTAAATGCTCCTCCTACAGAACCAGTGATCCAGTTTTTCATTCTACGATCGTCAGCTTGTGAAGCTCTGTAACGAACGTGTAAGAATGGACGACGGATATTAGTTCCTAAGATTTGATCGTAAACAGTTGAAGTTCCAGCTGGTACTAAAACACCATCAATACTAGATGTTGCTAAACCACCACGAGTAGAAGCGTCATTTAAATATTTCCAATCAGTTTTGTAGAAATCGTAAGATCCTCTACGGAAACCGCTAAATCCAAGATTTAAAGCCATTTCTTCAGAGTTTTCAAATAAACCGTAAGCAGTACCACCGTTGTTTCCAGCAGAAATACCAGCTAGCATATCGTCAAATTCTAAAGCAGTGTTTCTGTTTAAGAATAACATGTTCTCTTCAATAGCACCCTGAGTATCTAAGTTCTTAAGAATTGAATCAAATTCACTTAAAGCATTTGCAGGTGTTGCAGAGAATCCAGCCAATACATTACCTCTATCTTTGATAGCAGCAAAAAGACCTTCAGTACCTTTAACGGAAGCAGTAGATGTTCCAGATTTTAACTCTCCTTCAACTACAGACATTTCTAGGTAATCTTCAAAACGTAGTCTTGTTTCAGACTCAGCTTTTAAATACCATAAAAATCCTCCAGTACCATCTTCAGTAGCAACTTCTACCCAACCGATCTGAGCAGTGTCAGAACCATTGATAGCAAACTTGTCTTTAATGATGATAGGTGAGTTAGAGTATTGAGTAAAAGAAGGATCTACAGAAATTCTGTTAGAATCTGTTGTTCCTTTTCCATACTCAGAACCATATACAAAGATTTTTAAAGCTGGAGAACCAGTTACCAAATCAACTTCACCTGCACCAGCTCCGTCAAGAGCTTCTTGAGTGTAAGGCTTTACAGTTAATTCACCAGCAGCTAGCCCAGATCCTGGAGTTGCGCCAGAGGCAACAACATAACACTTTAGCTCATCTCCGTTAGCTCCGTTAGTTACAACGATTGTTGAACCAGGAGATACTACGTTTTCTACTAAAGTAGCTCCAGCTCCACCAACAGGGATAGTCAATGTTGACACAATGTTAGGTGTTGTTCCAGAAATAGCAGCAGTTACTCCATTGTAAGAGATGTGTAAACGGTTTTGCTCAGACCAAATTACTTGATCAGAAGTCATTGGCATTTCAGCGCCAACCATTCTTAAGAATCCAGATAACGTACGGTTTCCGTAACGCTCTACTTCAGCTTCGTAGATTTCTGGTAAATATTGCTGAGCGAAGTCACTAGTACCATCTGTAAAGTTAAGGTAGTTTGTTTCTAACGCTTGTTGTTTTTGCGATGGAATAATACTTCCAAACGCAGGACTTACATTAGCCATAATTTTTAATTTTTTTAGTTAAATTTTCTTGTTTTAATCTTTAGTTTTGTAGAATCAGCACCGCTAATTGCTTTTACTTTTAAGCCGTTAACGAATACATCACCACCAGAAGGTCTAGCTTTTGTGTCGCTTAGGTTTTTAGAAGTGTCTACAACCTGTTTGACTGCATCAGCTTTACCTTGCTCGTAGAAATGTGATGCTATTTTATCTACGTTTTCAGCAGCATACATTGCTTTATGATAACCTTTGTAGTCACTAACAGAACCGTTTTTATCTAGGAACTTCCCGATTAGGTTGTTAATGTCTGATTGTTTATCAGCAATACCATCAGCGTTTTGTAATTTATACCTATATTTCTTTTCACCTACACTAATATCGAAACCTTCGAAATCTTCAGTAAAAAGTTTTTTAGTATTTTCTTGAAACACTTTACGGTTTTGCTCAGCTTGTTCTTGCTGCTTATTATATCGATTGAAAAAGTCCATAGCTTTTTGAGCCTCGGGATTTACGTTTGATTTCAACTTGATATCAGCGTAGTATTTTTCCTTAGTGCTTTCCAAAAAGTTTCTGGCTTTTGCAACTTCTTCTTTAAATGCAAGTTTCTTCTTGCGTATATCTCTATCTTCATCTAAATCTTCGTCATATTGAAAATCTTCTAACAACAAATCAATATCTGAACTATCAAGATATGGTTTTTCTTTTTTGTAATACTCTTTTAACAATGTAGTATCGTCTACGCTAGAGTAATCAGCGTTTAGCCTCACGTAGTCTTCTACGCTACCTCCAGTCTCTTCCATAAAAGAAACTAGTTTTTCAATGTTTTCAGGCAATTGCTTACCTAAAACTTTTTCATCTCTTACAGCTTCTTTTAGTTCTTTTTCTACTTCAGCTGCTTCTTCAATGATTTCTATTGGAGATTCTACTGTTTCTTCGGTGGCCCGTACTTCTTCAACCACTGCTTCGCTGTTGCCACTGTCTTTGGATTCTTCGACAACAACATCGCTATCATCTGTCTTTTGTGTTTGAACGGCATCTTCTTGTTTTTCTTTTGGTATAACCACTTTTGTAACATCTTGCTCAACCTTTTGCTCTTCTACGGGCTTTTTAAGATCAACCTTAGTTACTTCGTTTTTTTTAACTAGTTTTTTAGGTGTAGTTTTCTTTTTACCTTTTAAAGTAAATTCACCTTCTTTTTTTACTTCTGACATAATATAATATAATTTAAAAAATTGTTTTGCCTACATAAAGGCACCAAGACCTTGGTCTGGTTGATTTTCAAAGTCTATAGGTAAGCCATCGTTTTTTCTTTGGCTTATCATTTCACTTTGCTGTGTTGCTTGTATTTTTGTTCTTTTGTCTTTGCGATCTTCTATAAACTGTTCTTTGTTTCTTTCAACTTGAATATCCATTTGCTTAAGCTGCATGTCATACTGAAACTGTCTTTCCATCTCAGCTTGCTTTATTTGAGCTGCAACTTGCATTTTTTGCATCTCCATTTCTTGCTTAGCTTTTTCAATATCAACCTTAGTTGATGCTACAGCCTCTTGTTTTTGAACTTCAGCCATAGCAGTTCTTTCAGCTGTCTGCGCTTGAGCGTCTGCTTGAGCTGCTATGTTAGCTTGTTGAGTTTTTTGATCACGCTCCATTTTAACCTTACGCTTAATTTTTAGCATTTGATTAGCTAACTTAAGGTTTTTAATTTGACGTATGTCAATAGCATCTTCTAAGTCAATACCTCCAGACTGCAGAGCGACTTGTATGTTTTGCTCTAGCTGAGCTCTTTCTTCTTCATCGGGCTCTAATTCTAAGAAAATACCAAAATCATGTAAGTTCAAGTTTATAACTTCATCTAGTGATTTTATATTATAAGTTGATATAGAGTTTTGTAACGATGCTCTAGTCAGTGGAAAACGCAATGCATCAGCTATTTTAAGCGATACATTTTCCGCTAGTTTAAGAGTTAAATATAAACTAGATTGAACAATATGTCTAGTCGCTACATTAGACGCGTTAGCAGCTAGTTTCTGTAAACCTACGAGCGTAGATTTATCAGGCACACTACCGTCTCTAGCTTCATTTAGCCCTGTCACATCGCGTATCATTTGTAAATAGTATTGATACGTTTGAATAAGACTTTGTATTTTAGCACCACCACTTGAGCTACTAAGTTCTTGAATAGGTACTTTACCGTGGTTTAATTCACCATCTTGTGTTAAAGATCTACCTACAATAGAACCAGTTTGAAAATACATATTTAATGCTTCAGCTGGGTTGTAGTTTGTTCCATTACCTAGATCAACCTCTGCTAAACCGTCCATATCAAGATAAACACCATCTGGCACCATTCTTGATAATACTTGTTGTAGTTTTAAATGAGTTATTTGAATCATATCAGCAAACCCAATACACTTACTAACAATAGACTCTATTCTACCTTTGTACATTCTAGGTGCACATATAGCATAATTCATAGCAACCTTGGTAGTATCAGCGTATGGTCTTGACATATTCTCAGCCAATTCCCACTTAAGCATCGTGTCTGTTCCTAAAACTACAGCACCATTGTAAAGAACCTCTATAGTTCTAGATACTCTTTCAAAGTTATCATTTTCTGGCGGATTAAATGTATCTGGCTTTTCAATAGCCTTCATCAGCCCTTGATCAGTTTGCTTTATTTTAAATACTTGATTGTGGTATGTTTTGTAATCAAAGTATAAAACTTGAACTGTATTCTCGTCGTATTGTCCCCAACCTGTTATATATGATTTATTACCTGGCATATTTTGTATACGCTCTAGTTCTTTTTCAGATATATTAGGAAACTCCTTTTTAAGTTCTGGTATTGTTATCGATTTAACTTCACCAACGTAATATATATCTTCAAAGTTAGGATCTTCTGTGTAAGAATAAACCATATAAGAAGGGTCAACATAATCAACCTTAACGCCTTCAGCTATATTGAAATTAGTTTTTGCAGCCGCAATACCTAATACAGTTAAATCCATATTAAGCCTACGTCTAACCAAGTCGTATTTATTTTGTGCAAATACAGTGTTAATACTTTCTTCTTCAGCTATTTCAATTGACTGCTTATAGCTTAATTGCATTTTAAGCTCTAGCTCTTCTTTTGATTCAGGTATAACATCAATGCTAGGTGATTGATATAAGTCTATACCTAAAGTTTGCTTTACAGTTTCAATATAATCTTTAGCTATCATATCCTCGTAAAGTTTAGAAGCGTAGTCTGTTCTTTTCTTCACTGACTGAGGATCTTGAGCGTAAGCTTTAATATCATAAGCTTTTTGAGATATACCGTTTACAACGATATCTACAAACTTAGATAAAATTGGTACTGGTTTCCAGTCTAAATTAAGATAAGACAAATCACCGTTAATAGATAATTCATCTTTATATTTCTGTATTGATTGCTCGCCTCGAGCATATAATCTTAGATTATGAAAGTTGTTCCAATTAGTTAAATACCTATTTCCATTAGTTCTACCTTGTCTAAACCACTCATACTCTATAGCTTGAGCAACTTGCCTTCCATATTCAAAAGTGCCTTTTTCTTCGTTACTTACAACTTGACTAGGAAAAGAACTGTTGTTATTAGTGTAAACGTTCATTTAACTTATTATTTTTGATGTATATCCACTGTTGTCGTATCTTTTGATACCTATGTCAACAGGTTCCGTTTTTCTTTTGTTTATAGGTGTATACCTATGTTTGTTACAAGCCATTAGTGCTAAACCAGAGCTAATAGAAGCATCATGCGATGTTCTGTTATTAATGTTAAACTTAGCCCAATCTTCAAGCGTTCTTTGAAAGTACATATCACCGTAGCCAGTTTCTTTTAATCCAACAAAGTTTTCTATGTAAGATTCTATAGCCGCGGCGTGTGCTTGTTTAATGTCTTCACTAGAGTTTGGTATTCCACCTATCTCTCTTTCTGTTACAGATAGTTTGTTTCTACTTCTATCTGGTCTATTCATTGCAAAACCTCTATAACCTCTTTTTTTAAAGTAATATAAAAGTCTTGGTTTATTATTTTCAGCAAGTATCGGCATACCGTAAAAAGCACAAGCCATCAAGACATCTTCAAAAAATATCTCAGCAGTTTGTGGTCTTGCTATATATTCTAAGAAAAAATGATTTGGCGGCGCGTCTTCCATTGAAAACTTAGTTAAGCCATGTAAAGATCCGTTAGAACCTCTTTTATCTACCGTACCTGAAATATCATAAGGGTCACATCCAAACGCACCTATATGTTCATTGCCAGGGTAAAACCTACCGTTTTTACTATATTTTTTATTTTGCAAATGCAAAGGTGGTATCCAAGATACTAAAAACCTACCATTTTTATTTGGGGCAAACACAACTCTACTGTCTTGCTCACCGTTTTCCCATTGAAAACTACCTTTTGTAACATTTATAGAGTTACGCATGTCTTCATTAAAATCTATTTGCTCGTATATTTTAGTTAGATTAAACAAAGATTGTTTTGTTTCATCTCTAAAAGCATGCTTTTCTGTACGAGGAAACTGTCTGTAGAATTCATTAAGACCATCTTGATCTTGCTTTAAACCTTCTACTTCGTTCTCCCAGTATTCTATTACACCTATTTTTATCTTTTCACCTTGAGGTCCTTCAACCGGTTTACTTGGTGTGTCGAATACAGGTAACCCATAAGCGTCAATGTATCCCTCGTAGTTCCATTCCATAGGTATGAACAAAGAATATAATCCGCTGCGAGTCTGTCCATTGGCGTTTCTTTGGGTAACATCTGAGTCATCATAAAGTTTTTTAAAGTTTTTACCTCCTTTATCGTGCGCGTTTGATGTACTTCCCATCATGCATCTACCAATAATTCTACTACCTAATCTTAAACAAGTTTTTGTAACTCGCCAGTTATTTAATATATTATTAGGTCTTTCCCACTTACCACTTTCGTCGTGGACTAGTAGCTTTAGTTTCTCCCCGTCGTAGGAGTTGTCCCCCGTGTTTTTCCAGTCGATCGTTGTGTCGAGACCGTCAAGCTCTTGAAGCTTTTCGTTGGTTTCAAGCTTACGCCTGGTGTACTTGGTGGCTGGGACTCTATAGGCAAGTTCTGTCTTTGGCCTGTCCATACCGTCCTGTATTGGTTTGAAAAAGAACGGGTAGTTGACTGATATTGGTACAACCTTGTCTGTGAACATTTTCTTAGCATCGGGGCCAGACTTAGACAAGATACCGTACCGTGCATCTGACGTAATTGTCGCCACGTTAACGGTTTCTGCTGAAGACATAAAAGAAAATCCGGAACGTCTGTTTTTAAGATAACACATTCCATAAGATCGTGCGTCGGCTTTACAAGCCTCCCAGAATATAAAGAATAATCTGTTTGATTCCCTAAAGTCTGGCTGCCCAACGTCAATTTTGCTCCACTGCAAGTACATATAATGAGAGCCAGTAACGTAAGTAGCCACACTCTTATTATAGAACCAAAACCCTTGTTCTCTTTTATTAAATTCACTATCGATGTAATCATACCATTTTTCCTTAAAGTCTACTGGGTATTCCTCCCAATCGAACACAGACTTTATTTTTTTAAGTTCTTTAGGATATTCTGTATATTGCCACTTATTACCTTCAAATTTTTTTACGTTCTTAGCTTTAGGTAAGGCTATTCTAAGATTTTGTATTTCGTATATTTCACCTATCTCACCAGTTTTACTAATGATAATAAGATCATAGTCTTCGTTGTAACCATACTCCCACTTTTTAGCCTTATTCATTTTAGCTATAGTATGTGGTTTTATATAGTCATCTAGTACCTTGTATAAAGTTTGTTCGTACATTATTTAGACCTCCCTTCTGCAAACCCTCTAAAAGTTTTTTCTTTTTTAACTTCTTTAGGTTTATCTTCTAGCAGCTCTTGCTCGTTTTCTATTCTCGTTAATATTTCAAAAGCATCGAATATAGCGAGTTTCTTTGTAGCTGCAGCGTTTTTAAGTCTGTCTGCAGAGATATCATCATCTGAATCTACAATAGGTTCTTTAGCTACTTTAATTAGCTCTTCAACCGCTCTGCGCCCAGCTTGGATTATATTTTTCTTCGTCTCCTTTACGTTCATACTTAATTACAATATCATTAGATTTCATACAATAAAGACGCTCACCATCAACTAAAAATTCCCATTCGCCATTAGGCTTGAAGCCTACAATATCTCCTGGGTTTATTCCTAGCGCTTCTAGCGAGCTATTACTATATTTTAATATACCAACAAGGCTGCGTTCTTTATCGCCTTTTAGATTGTCTTTTTCTTTTATAGGTGAAATAAAACATCTATCGTTTAAAGTACGCCAAACACCATTGTTTTTACAAAGATATATTTGGTCAAGGGCGCAAAGATGTAGATCGTCTTTTAAAAACGACCTACTCTTTTTCTTTTCGCCTCTCATATCATAAAAAGTTCTAAATACATTTTGATGTATTACAACTTCATCACCTTTGCTAATAACAGATTTAAAAGCTAAAGGCACTTGAACTACCTCTGCTATTCTGTTTACAAATTTCCAGTTTTCAATTTTAGTATTAACAACTAAGTCTTTATCACCAACTTTAATTGTATTACTATATTTGTCTCCAACTGGCTTTACTATAAAGTCATATAAAGAATTCATTAATACTCTAAATCATACTCTATAGATACCGCCATATTTTTATTAAACTTTTTCCAAGGTAAAACCTCGTTATTTTTTTTAATATGTATGTTATATGACGAATCTTTTTCGTTAAATAAAATATAAGCTATCTCGTGACCTCCGTAAACCTGTTGGCCTACAGAATAGTGCATGGCGTCATTTTTGTAATCAGATCCAATACTGATTTTTCTAATGACTGAATCCATTATTCCTCTGTTTTAGCCTCTTCTTCTTTAACTTCAGTATACTCACCAGTTGAAAGATCTATAGAAATAGCTCCATACTCTTCTTCTAGTTTTGCTTTAAAGTCTTCTAATTCTTTGTTTGCTGCAGCCACATCGTGTAGTAAACCGTGTTTTTGTGATTCTAAAACTCCGATGTTAGAAAGTATTTGACCAAGTTTACCTTGTAATTCAACGATTTCTTTTAACTGTTCTTCTTTAATTTTTGCCATTTGATTAAATTTAATTTTTGTTATTTGTTATTGATTTTGCTTTTTCCCAAGTTCTACCTACAAAGTAAGCTCCATAAACTGTAACAAGAAGAGTTTGGAATATTGGGATGTACTCTTCTGCTATTTTAAATTCTCCGATGTTTCCATCAAAAAACGCACATACAGTAAATATAACCGTTAAGTATATAAGTACCATTGGGCGAATATTTTTAGACAAAAAAGAATCAGACTGCATATCTGACTCCCATCTTTTTGTAACTTGCTCTTGAGCCTCCTTGTCAGCTTTCTCAAGAATTTCTGTAATAAGACGTTGTGCTTCTAGTTTTTCCTCTTTAGTTGTTGTAAGATTATCTAAAACCTCGCCAACTTCTTTTATGACGGAACCCGTAAGCCATTGCCAAATCTTTTTCATTATTACCCTCTAACTTCCATTGCAATAGTCTTGTCTTTTGAAATAGCGACATTTTTAAACTCCTTGCTTGGTTTGTTTTCTTTTTTTGCTTTTCTTTGCTGCAAAGCTTTATATGATGAGCTTCTTGTGTCCAATTCTATTTCTCTACCGGAGGTTGTCGTAACTTTTACCTTTTTACCTGGTTTATGTTTTCCAGCTTTTATGTCCGCTTTAACAGAAGCCATTTTGCCTTTTGCTCTACTAGCAGCGGCAGTTTTCTCTGAAACAGTTTGCTTTGTATTAGGATTTACCATATTCGTTGGAATATCTCTACCTGTTTTAGGCATATTACCTCTTCCAGGCTTCATTTTAAATGGTCCGTTCATTTTCTTATTATTACTTGTTTATATTATTTGTTACTTTACTTTTCTATAAGCCTCAGCTTCCCAAGGCAAGTTTTTAGCACCTTCTTTCATTTGTGCTCTTGAATATTTTTTACCTTTCCAATATACGTATTTATCGTCGTAATCAAGGTCTCCACGTTTCATTTGGTCTATATGAACTTTCTCGTGCGCGATAACTTTATCACACTGCGAAGCGTCTAAATCTTTATTTAGAATTATAGTACCATTTTTATTAGCTTTACCCATAACACCATCTTCCATGTTTACGTTGTAAATTGGAGTATTATCCATTGAGTAAGGTGGAGTTATTTTAAATGCCATTGTTATGTTGAGCAAGTAAGGTTTCCATTTTTATCAATGGTTTTTCGCTGCCCTTCTGGACATGAGAAGTTTTTGAACTTTTCGTTTGCTATATTGGTTTGTATACCTGCAGATATTTTATCTTGAAGATTTTGAAAAGCGCCAGCTGTAGATACATAAACAGAACCACCAGCTCCAGAAGAATAAGCGCCTTTAAGTGGTGACATTTCTTTTTGAACTTTTAATTTAGCTTCGTAATCAACACCGCCGGTTTCAGCGCTAAGCTTTTGCTCTTTTTTTCTAGCGGCATCACCCATAGCCTCATAGTCTTTACCACCAGCCTCTGGGTTTATTGTTTTTTTAGTAAAAGGTTTTTTACCTAAAAACTTAAATGCAAATGGAGAACTCATTATTTAAAAGCTTTAGCTCGTGAAGTAATCGGTGTTCCGTGTCCACACTCAAACGGCGCTTTAGACACTTCTAATCCATTTTTACCTGAACTAGAACCTTTACCCATTGGAAAACCTTCTTTGCTTAATGGACCGTCCCATATAGCATTCTCACCTACTTGACCTGCTAGGTCAGCTTTTAGTTGTTTAATATCTTTCATATCTTTATTTTTTATATCCTTCTACTCTAGCTTTTATAACATCTGCCTGTGTAATTTTACCATCACCAGTTTGATCTTTAAACATAGCTGGTGCGCCAACTGCGTTTTGCATCATTGGAGTTGTTCCAAAAACACCTTGAGCATTAGCTTGAGCTTGAGGTGAAAATGGGTTTACTAAACTAGAACCAGCTGGGGTTACGTTAGTCATTGGTTGAACCATTTGCTGTTGAGCTAGTGGATCTACTATACCAACCTGCTTGGCAGGTGAATCATAATGATTTGGTGAACACATATTCGTAGGAGCGTCCTGATCATGCCTAGCATTTTCTAGATAATGTAATCTAGCTTTAGGCGTTAGATTTTTATTATACGCCTCTTTGTAATCGTATTGTTTACCTTTCATTTTATCTGTATTTGTCTTTATTGACGTTATGTATTGCTTTTGTTAAAACTTTGTCTGTATATGTATTACCACGTATAATGCTATTAGATTCAGACGTAGGTATATCTTCTTTACCTAGCATCATTCTGTAAACACGCTTTATAAGCTGCTTACATTTAATAGATGTTTTATATATATGGTATTTCTGTGTGGTTCTATTTCTATGACGCCACACAACTATCCAGCCTTCTTTTAATAATCTATTCCACCGACGATTGTCCCAACTGTAAGAGTAACTTCCATCTTGAAAGTCTTTTTTTCTAAACATGTCTATACAGTCTAAGTAAATTAATAACTCTAGATCTGCATCGTTTAGATCGTTGTTTCTACAAGCCCATTTTCTTATAATGCGATAATGCTTCATAAGGTTGAGGTCTTTTATATCATCAGCCTCTAGTCTTCTCATAAAACAACTACAACGTCTTGGACCTTGATAACATGGTAAGCCTCTTTTTCAACTTCTATTTTATGCCCAGCGTGTCGGTCATATAGAATAATGTCATCTTGCTTTAAACCTTGTATTTCATCACCAACAGAGTAAACTGTTGCTTGAACGTATCTAATATCGTCTCTGTGATTCTCAGCTAAAAGAAGACCACCTTTTGTTTTAGTGGTACCTTCTTTCGCTTTTTTTATAATAATGTTTCTACCTATTGCCTTCATTAATTCTTAAATTATTAATTACACAATCTGTAGATAATATCGTTGTTGCTACTGAAGCTGCATTTTGAAGAGCGCTCTTGGTGACAAGTAATGGGTCTATAATGCCGTGTTTAATCATATTTACCATTTTTCCTGTAACCACATTGTAGCCTTGTCCTTTTCTTGCCGGTATATCTATATTTTCTACACCAGCGTTGTCTAATATAGTTTTAAAAGGAGCTTTTATAGCTTCTAGTAAAACTGTTTCGCCAACAGACTTAGCTTTTAAGTTTGTAGCAGCATTAAGTAAAGCAATACCACCACCAGGAACAATCCCTTCTTTTATAGCAGCTTTCGTAGCACAAATAGCGTCTTCAA